ATGGTAGAAGAGCTTATATTTCAGTTACTTAGGTACGCTGTAGCTCAATCGTCTAATAAATTTGACGATAAAATTCTGGCTGCCTTTGAGTCCCAGCGGACTAAGTAAAAAACTCCAAATCTTTCGGTGTTTATTAATCGGAGAGAATTTGGAAAGATTATAGCTATATGGATAACTATGGCAATTAATTGGTCATTGTATAAAAATTTTTCGGAATCAGAATACGAGTGCAGATGCGGATGTCAGTCCCTGAAAAATGGTAAGGCAATAATTAACGAGGTATTGTTAGCGAGGATACAGGAGTTACGGGATAGGTGTGGATTTGCCCTACCAATTAATTCTGGCCTAAGATGTTGGCAACATAATATTAATTCCGGGGGACATAAATTTTCTGCTCATTGTGACGAGGGCCAAGGTTCTATGGCGGTAGACCTAGGTGTAGACAGGGAAAAGGGAAGGATTGCTTTGCGACATGCATTAGAAATGGATTGTTTCGAGGGGGTCGGAATCCAACAAAAAGGGTCTGGGAGATTCCTGCATCTTGATATTAAAAAACGAGATTCCGGAAAGAAAGCATTTTGGTCTTATGGTTGATCATGTGGAAATACAAGTTGAGTTTGATTCTGGTTTTGTTTGTGTCTTTGTGCCTGATTTCAGGGTGTCAAGCAAAGCAGACACCTCCGATTACAGTGCCCTTTGCAGGAGATTATCCGGTGCTGAAGTTGCGGCAGATATGGGGATTTTGCCTGGCACAATTTCAAAGAAACACTCCATACACGCCACCTCCATTGGTGATACAGATGTGTGACTGTTATGTTGATGAGATACGTAAAACTTATCCTAACAGAGAAGTTGATAGTCTTTCTGATAATGAGAGCAAAGAGTTAGGACAAAAGTTGGCTAGGATGTGCAATATTAACGTAGGCATTATGAATACATGAAAACCAGAGAGACTGATGGAGCTTGTTGAAGATTTAAAGACTATTCATGGGAAAGACAGGGTTATGGTGATTGATGAAGAGACAGATTTTTCAAAATTACCGAACCCATTTAAGTTCAATAACCTTGTAGATGCTGGTCTTCTTGATCCTGAAACACAAAAGATGGATGGTTACGATGATTGCATCGTTGGGATCGTAGAGGGTTTTGGGAGTACCAGGCTCCTTTGTTATGACAGGGGAAAGGTCTTGGAAAGGTTAATGGCTGATGGAATGGATTATGAGGAAGCCCAGGAATACTATGAATTTAATATGCTGGGTGCTTTTATGGGAGAAGGTACACCATGTTTTATAGATAAGACAGAATGGCAGAAGAGTTAAATAAACTTGATGAAATTGACCGCCAGATTGCAGCAGCAAGAAGACAGAAACTGGCCCTGGAATGCAAAACTGATTTCTTAAAGTTCATTAAGTTCACAATGCCGAAACCTAATGACCACAATAATATTGATAAATCAATATTTCAGGATGCAAAGCATCACAGGGCAATTGCAAAAGTATTGGAACAGGTTGCAAAAGGGAAGATCAGGAGGCTGATTGTAACACTTCCTCCCAGGCATGGGAAATCGGAGATGATTTCAAGAAGATTCATCCCCTGGCTCATGGGGAAGGATTCATATAAGAATGTAATATTTGCAACATATAATGAGGATTTTGCACAGGATTTTGGGGCAGATTGCAGGGCAATTATGTCAACTACACAGTTCCAGCAGGTCTTCCCGGATTTTTCATTCAGGCAAGGTGGAGCCTCAAAGTCAAGGGTGCAGACAGAAAAAGGTGGGTTGGCAGTTTTTGTGGGTCGAGGCGGGTCTATCACAGGCCGTGGCGGTGACACACTGATTGTTGATGATCCAATAAAGGACAGTGTTGAGGCACTTTCACCAACGCTCCGTGAAACACTCTGGTCATGGTTCACACAGGTTTTTATGACCAGGCTGATGACAGAAAAAAGTTCTGTTGTGATTGTTACAACAAGGTGGCATGAGGATGATTTAGTAGGCAGGCTGACTGATCCATTGAATCCTCACTACACTGAGGCAGAGTGTGCAAAATGGAAAATCATCAACCTCCCGGCAATAGCCGGGGAGGATGACCCGCTGAAGCGGGACGAAGGCGAAGTTTTGTGGCCTGAGAGGTTCAACAGGAAGTTCCTGGATGACCAGAGGAATCTTGATCCAAGGGGGTTTTCGGCACTTTACCAGCAACAGCCCTCACCGGAGGATGGTGATTTGTTCCAGAGAGATAATATTCTTTTCTATGAAAAAAGGAACTTACCAAAGGACTTGAGAATATATGCTGCATCAGATCATGCAGTTGGAATTGATAAAACACGGCATGATGCAACATGCATGATTATTGTAGGAGTTGATGAGAGAGATGATATTTATGTCATTGATGTTTGGTGGGCAAAACAACCCTCAGATGTAGTGGTAACGGCAATGCTGGAACTGATACAGAAACATAAACCTCTTATCTGGTGGGCCGAAAGAGGGCATATTACAAAAGCCATCGGGCCGTTTCTGAGAAAGCGGATGTTTGAGACCCAAACCCACTGCAGGATAGATGAAGTTACTCCAGTTGCAAATAAAGTCCAAAGGGCGCAGTCGCTTATAGGCCGGATGGCAATGCAGAAAGTTTATTTTCCAAAAGTGTCATCATGGGGAATAAAGGCAGTTGATGAACTGCTCAAATTCCCAAATGCAAGACACGATGATTTTGTGGATGCACTTTCCTGGGTTGGAATGGGGTTAGGCGAACTCAATGCACCAGGTGGTAAAAGAATACGGAAGACATCTCCAAAAGTCGGAACATTGGCATGGGTTAAATGGGATTCTAAATTAAGAGAGGAACAATTGAGTTTTACACAAACAGGCGGTTTTTAAATGGCAGAATTAGATTTAGAAATGGATGATCTGGATGTTTCTGAAGAAGAAGAGAACACCCCAGAACCTACCCAGAGAAGACAGAACCTTGTTAGTGAATTACAGTCAAGGGTGCAGTCTGCAAAATCGTTTCATAAGAAGGCTTTTGAACAAATGAAGTCTGATATGGATGCTGCATACAAGGGATATGCAGATAAAAGCTGGGATGATGATAAATACGTTGCGAACATCCTCCAGAGACATGTTCACCAAAGGACTGCGGCCCTCTATGCCAAAAATCCCAAACCTGTGGCCCAGAGAAGACGTAAGCTGGATTATAATATATGGGATGGAGATGAAAAAACACTGGCAATGGCTCGTAGTGAGCTGGATGCGGCACAGAAGCAAAGATTCCAGCCTTCTCCGTTTTCAGTCCGGCTTGTGCAGGAGTTTGAAGAAGTCAGGGAGCAAAGGCAGATGATGGATAAGGTCTCAGAATCACTGGAACTGCTTTTTAATTATTATATGAATGAGCAAAGACCTACCTTCAAGTCCCAGATGAAAGGGTTAGTCAGGCGAGTTATTACTACTTCAGTGGGTTATGTCAAAGTTGGATACCAAAGAGAAATGGACAGGTTGCCGGAGATTTCTGTTAAAATGTCTGATGTCCAAACTCAGGTTGATCATTTACGCAGAATTTCTATGGAGGCAGAAAAGGGAGATATTAATGATGATGATGCAGAAATGGAAGAACTTATGCTCTCGCTTAAAAGTCTGCAGGAAGAGCCTCTGGTGACAATACAGGAAGGATTGCTTTTTGACTTTCCTGAATGTGATGCAATTATAGTTGATCCAATGTGTCGGCAACTTCGGGGGTTTGTGGGTGCAACATGGTTGGCACATGAAATGTTCATGTCAACAGAAGAGGTGCAGGAAATATATGATGTGGATATTAAGAATGATTACATGCAGTATGACATGAAGGGACGTAGGACAAATAATAAGCCCCTTAATCATATTTATGAGAGATTTGATGGAATGACTGCAGAAGACATGAGGCAGGGACTTGCTATGGTCTGGGAAATTTATGATAAACCTTCAGGTTTAATGTATGTGGTATGCGATGGACATAAGGATTTTTTGATTGAACCTTCTGCACCTCCGATAAAACTGGAAACATTCTGGCCAATCTTCTCATTGGCATTCAATGAGTGTGAACATAAAGACCACTTGTTTCCACCCTCCGATATAAGGCTGTTAGCTCCAATGCAGCATGAATATAACAGGGCCAGACAAGGATTGAGAGAACACCGCAGGGCAAACAGGCCAAAGTATGCAGTCCCCGCAGGAATGTTGCAGGATGAGGATAAGGCACTTCTGAGGAATCCTCCTGCAAATGCAGTTTTGGAACTGCAAATGCTGGCAGCAGGGACGAAGGTTGATGACGTTCTTCAGCCAATAAAACAAATTGGCATTGATCCGAATTTGTATGAAGTAAAGACCATATTTGATGATGTGCAGTTAGTTGCAGGACAGCAGGAAGCAACCTGGGGGCAAATATCAAAAGGGACTGCAACAGAGGTGTCAACTGCAGAAGCAAGCAGACAATCTGCACTTGCATCAAATGTGGATGATTTGGACTCATTTATGAGTGAAATCACAAGGGCCGCAGGACAGGTTTTACTGCTTGAAATGTCACCGGAAGAAGTAAAAAAGATTGTGGGGCCAGGTGCAAGATGGC